ATCATGTTGAGCGAGACAAGCCTGAAACAGGTAAATCACAAGATGGACAGGATTTATCCGCCTCAGCGAGGCAGGCGCGTCAAGATTGGAGAGAAGCACCATCAGCAGCTGAACCTGTGCTGATTCAAGACGATTCCCTTCGCGCTATACAGCGCCACAATGATTTACAGGCTTACCTGCGCTACGAACATGCCCTCAGAGCTGCCTACGCCAAATCCCAAAATCCGCAACCTCCCAGATGGCGCAATTCAAGTGCTCGTTGGGGAGTTCAAGGCAACAGTCAGCTCGATGCACCTCGTTGAAGACAAGGTTGTTCGCCTCACCGACTATTGGCGTAAAGCCCATCAACCCGAACGCTCCTGAGCTACCCTTGCCTCAAACCCCTGTTATTTTCAGGGCATGGCGAAAAGTACGAACGCAGAAATTGAAAGCAGGGTCCGAACTGTTTATGGCTTACTAATTAAGTCGTATTCTCGGTTTGAGATCTTGCAATATGCGGCGGAGCAGTGGGATGTCAGCGAAAGGACTGCTGACATCTACATGCAACGTGCTCGCCAGTTAATCCAACAGGATGCAGAGATTGAACGCCCTGAATGGTTGGCTGCCGCAATCGCACGCCTTGTTAAATATGAGCAGAAGGCTGGCAAAGACGACAATCTGCAGCTGGCAATCAAGGCTTTGGAGACTCAGGCCAAGCTGCTGCGCTTCGACATCTGATGCCACTGCTATCAGGCATCACCAGCAACGAACCCTTACTTGGGTTTGTCAACGACATCCAAGGCTTTGAGAAGCCCACAACAGCAGAAGCTCTAGCTCGTGTTCAACAAGGGATGCTTCCCCACCAAGTTGCATTTTGCGAAGATACAGAGCACCGCAAGCTTGGCTTGGTCTGCGGCTTTGGTGCAGGTAAAACCTACGGGCTAGTTTGCAAATCTGTTCACATGGCAGCCATGAATGTGGGCCATGTTTCAGCCTTGTTTGAACCTATAGCTCCCATGCTGAGGGACATCCTGCAGCGAACCATGGATGAGCTGTTGGAGAAGTGGGAGATCCCCTACGACTTCCGTGTGAGTCCACTGCCGGAGTACACCTTGCACTTTGCAGAAGGCAGTCACACAATCCTGCTCCGCACGATGGAAACGGCCAACCGCATCCGTGGTCAGAACCTTTGTGCAGTTGGCTTTGACGAAGCGGACACTGCCAACAAGAACGTGGCCACACAAGCAATGCGCATGGCTCTTGCTCGCTTGCGTGATGGCAACGTGCAGCAGTTCTATGCAGCCACCACACCAGAGGGCTTTGGCTGGGCCTACGAAACTTTTGAAAAGAACGCCAGCGATGACACTGCGCTAATCCGCGCTAAAACAAGTGACAACCCTTATCTTCCTGAGGGGTTCATCGACTCGCTTCTGGAGAACTATCCAGAGCAGTTGATCAAAGCTTATTTAGACGGCGTTTTCGTCAACCTGAATACTGGTCAGGTTTACGACCGCTTTGACCGCGCAAAACACGTCATCACAGAACTACCAAACGTCGATAACGAGCCCCTACGAATCGGAATCGACTTCAACGTGACGAACACCAATGCGGTGATCGGTTGCCGTCTAGGAAACCAGCTTCTCCTGATCGACGAGATCAGCGGTGCGCATGACACCGACGCCTTGGCACAAGAAATACAAAGACGATTTCCCAACCGTCGCATCTATGTCTACCCTGACGCATCAGGCGGCAACAGAAGCACGAATGCCTCGCGCACTGACATCCAAATCTTGGAGTCCTATGGGTTCAGCAATCAATCGTCGCGCTCTAACCCTGCAGTCCGTGATCGGGTTCTTGCTGTTCAAGCTCTTTTGGAGAACTCCAAGGGTCAAGTAAGAGTGCAGATCTCAGACAAGTGCAAACGATTGATCGAATGCCTTGAGCTGCAATCGTGGAACAGCAAGGGCGAGCCAGACAAAGAAGCCGGATATGACCACCTCAACGATGCTTTTGGCTATTTAGTCGTCAGAGAGTTCTCGCCTCTTAATGCTCGCGCTGGTCGTGGTACTGGAATCAGGCTTTACTAAACTGCAGGCATTGGGCGGGATTTAGCTGTGTATTCAGGCTTTTCTGGTCGGCAACGTGTAGGCAACGTCACGACGGTGGAAAGTCCGAATTCCGCCTTCGTCAACATGGAGCCGCATTGGTTGCTGATTGAAGCACTTTTGCAAGGCACTTATGGCATTAGAAAAGGGCACCGAAAATATCTTCCGCAAGAGCCAAGAGAACTAGACGAGGCTTATGACAACAGGCTCATGCGTTCAACGCTTGCGCCTTATTACGTCAGGCTTGAGCGGATGCTGGCGGGCATGTTGACCCGTAAGCCTGTGCGTCTTGAGGATGTCAGCGATGTTGTCACTGAGCAGCTATTTGACGTTGACCTGCAGGGCAACGACCTCAACGTTTGGACTTTCGAGACAGCCAAACGCTGCATAAGGTATGGCCACGTCGGTGTTCTTGTTGATGCGCCAAAGGCTGGCGAAAACGGCAGACCGTATTGGACGCAGTACACGCCACGCGACATTTTGGGCTGGCGTAGCGAAATCAAAGACGGCAAACAGCAGCTAACCCAGCTGCGGCTGATGGAAACCATCACCGTGCCCGATGGCCTTTACGGCGAGAAGCAAGTGCAACAGGTACGAGTGCTGATGCCTGGTGCTTTTGAGATCCATCAAAAGGACAAGAAAGGCGATTTTGTGCTGATTGATGAGGGCACAACCAGCCTTAGCGAGATTCCGTTTGCTGTTGCTTATTCCAACCGCGTTGGTGTTCTTGAGTCGCGGCCACCACTAGCAGACATTGCTGAGCTAAACCTCAAGGCGTATCAGGTGCAATCTGACCTCGACAACCAGCTGCACATCAGTGCCGTGCCAATGTTGGCTATCTATGGCTTCCCGCAGTCAGCAGAAGAGATCAGCGCAGGCCCTGGTGAAGCCATGGCTTTGCCTGAAGCTGCACGAGCTGAATACATCGAGCCAAGCGGCAACAGCTACAGCGCACAGTTCCAGCGTCTTGATCAGATCGCGAGCCAAATCAATGAACTGGGACTTGCTGCTGTGCTGGGTCAAAAACTCAGCGCAGAAACTGCAGAGGCCAAGCGGATTGATCGCAGTCAAGGCGACAGCACCATGATGGTCATTGCTCAGCAGATGCAAGACCTGATTGACAACTGCTTGAACTTTCACGCGCAGTACATGCAGCAGGCGCAAGCTGGCAGCAGCTTTATCAACCGCGACTTCCTTGCCACTCGTCTTGAGCCGCAAGAGATCCAATCACTGCTGCAGCTCTACACCGCAGGCACCATCACTCAAGAAACGCTGCTTAACCAGCTGTCTGCTGGTGAGGTGCTTGGTGATGAGTTTGACGTAGAGGAAGAGATCGAGGCAACGCAGACTGGCGGCTTGATCGAAATGCAGCAGTCTGAGCCCGAGCCTGAGCCTGAAACAGAAGCCACAATGCCAGAAGCAGAGCCGGAGGCTGAAGATGAGTTGGCTGGATAATCTGCGACACCGCAAGCCAGAAGACCCGATGAACCGGCTCTTGTTTTTCACAAAGCAAGAGCTGGCGGAACAAACCTATGCAGTGATCAGGGTCACTTGGTACTTGAAGGGCAAGATCTGTGGCGTCTCAGAAACGGCGATTGGTTTGTACGAAACAGATGTGATTGCTGAGTTTTCTGGCCTTGTTGGCAACGCGCTACGGGCTGGTTGTGACGTGTCTGTGGCTTGCATTGACGATCCGCAATATCTCGGCATCTATGAATCATGAGCACGCCTGCCGAGCTTTATCGCAATGCAATCGACCTCAATCGGTTTAGCAACGGTGTTGCCAAGCGCATTGCTGTCGCATACAACGATCTTGTTTTGGACGCTGTTGATCAGCTTCGTGGCATTGATGAGCTTGCAGCGCCTGCGAAAGCTGCACGGCTTCGGGCGATCCTTGCGCAACTTAAGCAGTCGTTAGAGGGCTGGGCGGAGTCGAGCACTGCTCTTGCTGTTGAGGAGCTGCAGGGCCTGACTGTTTTGCAGTCTGAGTTTGTGGAAAACGAATTGCGCAAGGCTTTGCCTGTTCAGCTGCGTGATCAGATTCGTAGTGTGCAAATCAGCCCGCAGTTTGCGCAATCTGTTGCAACGGTTGATCCGACTGCAATCAATGTGGTGTCTCTGAGCGATGACCTGCAGGCTGCTGTGACTGGAGCCCCTGCAACGTTTCAGCTGACGGCTGCGCAGGGCACCACAATCACGCTGCCTAACGGCAAGGTGCTTGAAAAGTCATTTCGAGGCTTGGCCGAGTCTCAGGCGGATTTGTTTGCCAAGACTGTGCGCAACGGCTTGCTGACTGGTGAATCGACAGACAGGTTGGCGCGGCGCTTGAAAGGGCGGCTGCGTTTTGGGCAGCCTGGCAGTGCAAGGATTTGCCAATCATCAGGTGATGGCGCTTGTGCGCACCAGCTTGAATCAGGTTGCCAATGAAGTGAGCCAGCAGGTCTATGAGGCCAATCAAGATGTGACCAAGCGTTATCGCTACGTCGCAACACTTGACGGCAGAACGTCACCAATCTGTCGCGCGTTGGATGGGCAAGAGTTTGAGTACGGCAAAGGTCCGAAGCCACCTCAGCACTTCAACTGCAGATCAACCACTGTGCCGGTGATTGATTATGAGGGCTTGGGTGTTACGCCACCACCACCAAGCAAGCGTCGCAGTCGTGATGGCTTGGTGCCTGCAAACCAAACCTACGGGCAGTGGCTGCACAAGCAGAGCAAGGAAACAAAGGCTGACATCCTTGGCCCTGAAAAGGTTCCTTACTTCAACCGACTAGCTCGAAAGTATGGCCCGACCGATGCAATCCGCAAATTTGTAAGTCAAGACGGGTCAGAGCTAACGTTGGATCAGTTAAAACGCCGATATTCCAATGGCTCTATCAGCTAAGTACAAGTTCACCGTGCAAGGCGCTGAGCCTGAGGCAAAGCCCAAAGCACCGGCCAAGAAAAAGTCCGCTAAAAAGGAAGCACCTGCGGAGGCTGACTGATGCCAGGACATTACGGAATGGGTAAGCCCAAGAAAAAGAAGAAGAAGGGCACCAAGAAAAAGTAATGGCACGGAAGCAGCGTCGCGTTCCAAAGGACAAGGCCACTGGCCTGCCTAAGAAGTACCTGTCAGGTGCGAAGAACCGCGCTGCCAAAGCCCGTGAGATTAAGCGGACTGCCGAGGCTTACAAGGCTGGGGAGTTCATCGACATCAAAGCTGTTTCCGCATCGAGGACCAAGCAAGGTGGCACCAAAAAGAAAACCACTAAGCGCCGCAACAAAAAAGTCTCTAAAAGAAAAGGCTGAGAAGTCCAAGTTCTTTTACGGCGAGCTTGCTGCTGTGTATCGCAAAGGGCAGGGTGCTTACCTGTCCAGTGGTTCTCGTAATGTGCCGATGGCAGCTTGGGCTATGGGCAGGGTCAATAGCTACATGCGTGGCGACAAAGCACGAACAGCTGATGCTGCGATCTACGCCCGCTACAACAAGAAACGATGAGCATCAAACGCGGTGGGCACACGTTTCAGGGCTTTGATAAGCCCATCCGTACGCCGAACCATCCGAGCGGGAAGTCTCATGCTGTCGTCATTAAAGACGGCGATAAGGCGAAGCTCATTCGGTTCGGGCAGCAGGGTGCTCAGACGAAACGTCCGCGCAAAGGTGAGAGTGCTGCGGACAAAGCTAAGCGGGCGTCATTCAAGAAACGCCACGCAAAAAACATCGCGAAGGGGAAGACATCTGCCGCATATTGGGCAGACAAAGTAAAGTGGTCGTGAAATCTAGCCCGTGGCTAATTCATGGCTGAAGAAAACATTGCTCCCGTGGAGCAAAATGTTGACGCTCAGAAATGGCAATCAGAACTTGACGCAATGCGTCGAAAGAATGCCGAGCTGCTGAAAGAGTACAAAGACTTCAAGGAATCGGTCAAAACTGTCCCTGACGGTGTTGATGTTCAAGAGCTGCTTGAGTTCAAGCGCAACGTCGAGCAGAACAAACTTGAATCAGAAGGCAAGTACACCGAGGCGCGTCAGGCTCTTGAGCAGCAGTTCCGCGAAGCTGCTGAAGCCAAGGACAAGCGGATTGCTGAGCTTGAAGCACGAGTCCGCGAGCTTGAGCTGATTGCACCTGCGAACACAGCATTGGCCGATGTTGTGCATGATCCGAGCATCGTATTCAAAGCAGACCTGCTAAAGCCGGATCAAATTGAGCGGGAAGCTGATGGCACGGTTGTTGTCGTTAACGGCTATGAGCGCAAGCCGATTGGTGAATGGGCCAAAACTCTGCCCAGCTATATGCAAAAAGCACCCAAGCCTGTTGGCAGTGGGGCACCTTCAGGACGCAGCTCGGGTGGCGACATCCCACCAGGCACAAAAAACCCATTTGTAAAAGGCAGCCCGGATTACAACATCACTGAGCAGGCGCGGCTTTATAGAACTAATCGTGATTTGTTTGAAAGGTTGCGAGCTGCTGCAAACCGTTAATATGTTCAATAAGGCAAAGCCGTGCTGAGCCAAACCGGGCCGTGCCCACACCGTAAACATCTTTTTTGAGGATCTGTCATGGCGACTCTTCGCTCTGACATCATCATCCCCGAGGTATTTACGCCTTACGTCATTGAGCAAACCACTCAGCGTGATGCCTTCCTGGCTAGCGGTGTGGTGCAGCCCATGGCTGAGCTAAATGCTGCCGAGGATGGTGGTGACTTCGTTCAAGTGCCTTTCTACAAGGCCAACCTGTCAGGCGACTTTGAGCGTCTGACGGATAGCTCTTCACTGACTCCTGGCAAGATCAGTGCAGACAAGCAGGTTGCTGCTGTTCTGCACCGTGGTCGTGCTTTCGAGTCTCGTGACTTGGCTGCTCTTGCAGCTGGTTCTGATCCGATGGCTGCTATCGGCAACAAGATTGCTGATTACATCGCCAACCAGCGTCAAAAAGATCTGCTGTCCTGCTTAGCTGGCATCTTTGGTGCTGTTGGTGACACCAGCTCCGCTTCTTTCGCAGCTCTTGCTGTTGATGGCGCGTCTGGCGACACCCCTACGCAACTGACTGCACGTCAGATTGTCGAAGGTCAGTCCCTGCTGGGTGATCAAGGCGACAAGCTGGCTGCAATCGTTGTTCACCCCAAGGTGTACTACGACCTGAAAGAGCGTCGTGCTCTGGACATGATCTACGACGATGCAGGTCAGCCTGACACCGCCGCAGCTCAAGGTTCACTGGCTGGCGCCTTTGGTCCTGTTGCTGTTCCCACCTTCATGGGAATGCGCGTGATCGTGTCTGCTGATGTGCAGACCGCTGGTTCCGGTGCAACTACGGAGTATTGCTCCTACCTCTTCACGCAGGGAGCCGTTGGCTCCGGCGAGCAACTCGGACTCCAGACCGAGACCGATCGTGACATCCTCGCCAAGAGCGATGCCATGTCGATTGATCTGCACTACGTGTATCACCCAATCGGTTCTTCGTTCTCCACTTCAGTTTCCAACCCCACCCGGGCACAACTGGAAACCGTGGGTAACTGGACCAAGGTGTACGAGACCAACAACATTGGCATCGTGCGGATTACCACCACCAGCGCACTCGACTGAGGAGGTAACTAACCATGGCATCCATTTTTGAGGCAACGGCTGGCAATCTTGTCGGCCCCGCTACTGGCGGTACTGTCACCCAGGCCACCAGCAAAGCCACTGCTGTGACTCTCAACGCAGAGTCCGGCCAAATCACCCTTGACGATGCTGCACTTGCAGCAGCCGCTGAGGTTTCTTTCACCGTCAACAACGACAAGATCGCTGCCACTGATGTGGTGATCTGCAACCACGCTTCCGCTGGAACTGCTGGTTCTTACCTTGTGCAGGCAAACAGCATTGCTGCTGGATCTTTCAAGATCACCGTGGCAAACCTGTCCACCGGCTCACTTGGTGAGGCAATCGTTGTCAACTTCGTGGCTCTGAAGGGCGCTAGCTCCTGATGGGTCTGTTCGCTTTCAAGCGAATGCGGGAACGTGAGGCTGCTGCGAAAGCGGTGGCCTCTACCCCCAAACGCAAGACTTCTACTGTGACGCCCGATGGCAGTAACAATCGACGCAACAGCGGGCGGCGCAAACGCCAACAGCTACATAACGCTGGCCCAAGCTGATGCGTATGTAGAGGCGATGATCAAAAGTACGGATGTCAGCAAGTGGGACACCGGCACTGATGACAATCGCAATCGAGCATTAGCCGCAGCAGCGGAGCGGTTGGATCGTGAAAGGTTTTTGGGCGCACGCGCCACTGATACGCAAGCAAGGCAATGGCCGCGTACTGGCGTGCGAAAGCCCGATACCTACGTCAACACGTACGCCACTGGCTTTCCTTTCCGCATCTCTGAGGACTACTTCACCGACGAAGAGATCCCAGATCAAATCAAGCGTGCTCAGATTGAGCTTGCTGTCTACCTGCACAACAACACTGATGGCATCAGCCTCAGTGGCTTGAACGACTTCAAGAACGTAAAGATCGGCAGCCTTGATGTCACGCCTGACAAATCAGGTGCTGTTGGCGCTGATCACGTCCCACCGATGTTTGAAAGGTACTTGACGGGTCTTAGAATTAGTGGACCAGGCAACATCGCTATCAAACGGAGCTGACCATGTACGGAGACCTTTCAGGCGGCTTCGAGTTCATCTCAGACACCGCTGAGCACACTGGGCGATTCCAAAAAATTTACTTCAAGGAAGACAGCGTGATTAGTGCGATCACTGTGCAGAACGCAACCGGCAACAGCATGGCCGGTGAAACCTATGTAGCTGACACCTACATCTGCGGAATCATTACGAGCATCACGCTGACTAGCGGCGCATGTCATGCCTATAACCTCTGATGGCACTTGCTGATTCGCTAGCAAGGGTTGCAAGCAATGTGCTGAAGCAGTTTGGCGGTGACGTGACCGTGCGCATCGTCACTGCTGGCAGTTACAACACCACAACCGGCGCAATCACTGAAAGTGAAAGCGACACAACGGTTCCAGGCATCTTGGAAGATGTAAACCTGCGTGAGGTGAACGAGCTGGTGCAGGCTGGTGACAAGCGTCTAACGGTTGCCGCAGATGACCTTGCCACTGCGCCTGAGACTAAGGATCGCGTCGTCATTAGCAGCGTTGTTCATCAGATCATCCGTGTGGAGACAACGGAACAAGACGGCACTGCGATTATTCACGAGCTGATCTTGAGGGCGTAACCATGACGCGTCAGATCAAAATCACGCAGATCGCTGACCACATGCGTGGTGAGGTCCAGCAGCTTGTGGTCGCTACAACGCTTGAATGGGAGCGGCGCGTCAAAGAGAAAACGCCTGTTGCTGACACAGGCAACCTGCGCAACGGTTGGCGATCTGAAATCAGGCCATTTCTTGGCGAAGTGATCAATCCTGTCGAGTATGCGGAGCCAGTTTGCTTTGGCAATAATTTGCCACCGTCTTGGCAAGGCAAATACCGCACACGCCAAGGAACAGTCCCTGGTTTCCCTGAGTTGATTGGTAAAGAGCTTGAGTCATGGTCAAAATCCCAATATCGTCGGATTGTCGCTAAGAACTGATGGCTGCAGCTGATCTAAACACCATCAGATCAACGATTGAGGGCAGGCTCGCCACTGAGCTTGCCAATAGTCCCGCCATACCTGTTGTTTTCCACAACATGGCGTATGAGCCAGCGCCAAACAGCTCATGGGTGCAGTGCCTGACGAGCTTTGGTGCTAGCGAATATTTAGGCCAAGGTTTGACGACCAACTCCCAAAACCGAATTGTTGGCTTGGTGGTGATCAACATTTTTTCAGGTAAGGGCGTTGGCCCTGGGGCGAACTATGTGATTGGTAAACGCATTCGGGATTTGTATAATCGAGTTATCGTGTCGGGGGTTTACTTCGACGCCCCAATTGGTCCAGAGGCTCTGGGTTCACCAGCTCCCGAGGGCTATTTCCAAACCCAGGTCCGTGTGACCTTTGAATCTATCGAGGAACTCTGACCATGGCCACCCTTCGCGGAGATCCT